GATCCTGAACATTATGAATATATAACACATCAGATTATTGAACCATGGTTAAAGAGAGAATATGATTATAATCCAACCGGAGTTAAGAAAGATAATCCAATGCCTAAGAGTAATTATGATGGTACTAGAAAAGAAAACATAGAACGTCACTATGAGCGTAATGAAGCACATATGATAAGTGATGAAGAAAATTATGCAGACTTAATGACAATAAGAATGTTAGCTGAAAAACATCTTAATATTAAAGCAGGAGACAAAATATCAGCAGCAGATCTTAGAAAGTTAAGAAAAATGTTCCCTCAGAGAGACAGAAATGAGTTAGATGAAAACGGCATGCCTTATAAAGATAATAATTCGTGGATGTTAGAAAGAAGTAAGGGAAATTTTAAAGATAAAGATGCTGCTAAAATATTAAATACAATAGCTGATGCATCAGAAGAAATAGGTGGTGATGATCTTCCAATAGTTAAGAATGCTAAGTTTGGTGGTTCATTACCAGAAGCTCAAGATGGTACTGAAACTGAAAGACAAAAATACATTCAGTTTGCATTAGACACTGAGAGTGGATATGATTACATTAGAGCAAAAGACTCTGCTATAAAAAAATTAGGGGCAGATGGTAAATGGGATGGTAAAACATATTATAAGATCTTTGAGGACGGTAAATATTATCCTCACTATGTAAATGATGAAAAACGTGCAACAATAGGTCATGGTCATAATCCAGTAGATAGGGATATACTAGATGAGTACAAAGATGGTATTAATGAAACTCAAGCACTAGATTTATTAGATGATGATGTAGATGAAAAACTTAGATTAAGTGAAATATACTACAATCAGAGATTCGGTGATAATAAATGGAATGACTTAACAGAGTCAGAGCAGTTTATGTTAAATGACTATACGTTTAATGTAAAAGGTGGTTTTCATAAAACTTTTAAAAACTTTGCTAAAGCAATACATGATAAAGATTTTAAATCAGCAAATAAAGAATACAAAAGAAAATTGGGTGAAAGAAATAGTATCTTTATGGATGCATATCTTAAACCATGGATGGATGTTCAAAAGGAAAAAGTTGCTGTAGCACCTCCATTAGAAGATATGCCTTTACCTATTGGTACACATCTTATGGATATGACTGAACCAGAACTAGAAAAAAAGGAAACAAGTTGGTGGAGAGGTGAAGAAGGTTTCATACCAGATGAATTAGAATTACCTTGGTTTATGGATGGTGCAGGTGTAAATGCAAAAGGAAGTGGTGCATCTTCAGCAATAGATATACCAGATGGTGGAGCAGCTGAAAACGCAGCTATGACTAGAACCGCAATGCCACAAATGCCTTCTCTTAATAATGATATTACAATAAATGATAATCTTGCATTATCTAATACTATAGCTGATTTAGGTGAAGATACTCCTATAGCTAAATACGGTGGTCAATATATGTGGGGACTTGACTTAAGATCTACAAAAGCAAAAGCAGGAAAAGAAACAAAATCTGATGATATATATGCTAATGATAGATATTCACAGAGTGCTTCTAAGTATAAAAAGATGGTACCTAAATATCAAGATGGTGGTTCATTACCAAAAGCACAGACAGGATTTGATTTTTCCAATTCATTTGATTATAGTCCAGAAGCTATTGCAGAAAGACAGAGTATGACTTGGCAAGAAAGGAAAGACTTAGGGATGAGTCAACTTGGTTATAATCAAGGTGAAGAAAAAGATTTAGCAATGGATGTTGGGTCTATATTTCATCCTGGTTTTGATTTTGCACATGCAGTTACAAAAGCTAATGAAGGAGAATACCTTGATGCAGCATTGTATGCAACATTTGGTGTGCTGCCATTCTCTGCAGGTCCTTTAGTAAAAGGAACTAAAAAGGCTTTTAACTATCTTAAGAATACAAACCCTTTAGGAAAAAATGCTAAGATTGCTAAAGAACTTAGTGAAACTTTAGATGCTGCAAAATTACGTAATAGTGTAAGTAAAGTTGATGAAAAAATTATACCATTTGAAAAAACAAATTCTGAGAAGCTTCATAAAGTATCAACCAAACAAGTTAAAGAATCTTTAGATAATGAAGCATTTGTTAATCAAGCAAAGATTTTTAATAGTCCTGATAAACTTCCATTAACAAGAGTTTTAGATAGTAAAGGTTTAACAATAAAGGATGGTAAGTTGTTTAGTAAAACAGGAGATAATTATTTTAGTCCAGAGTTTACTAACTCTAGAAATACAACACATTGGTCATATGGTCACATAGGAGATCCTGGACATGGAAGTTGGTCAAGTAAATCTACAGCTATTATTAATGACTTTGACAACTTAAAAAAATCTGGTCATGCAATGGATTTAGATCCTACAGATACATACTTTTATACAAAAGGTGATTTTGAAATACCAAGTAATTCATTAATCCTAACTAGAGATAAAAAATTATATAATAAAATAAAGAAAGAATCAAACATTACAAATATAAAACTATTTGAAAATACTCCAAATGATGAATTTGAAGCTATTGTAAATTCATATAGTACCAAAGGTCCAAAAAAATATAATTATCAAGGAGATTTATTCAATCAATATATACATAAGAATTGGGAGCAAGGAATAGATGTTGCTCAATATAAACCAGCTAGATATTTAGATTTTAGTAAAAGCAAAGGAATTAAAGATCATTTTGGTGGAGGTAGTAGTAAAATGCATAGTGTTGATCCTACATTTAATATAGAAAGTATAGGTAGTTCAGGTTATAATAAAAATCATGGGTTATATAGTCAAATAGAAACCTGGCCAGGTATGAGAGATTTTGGAAAAGGAATAGGGTCTCTTGATGCAATGTTAGAATTTCCTAAACCAATGCAAATATTTGAAATGGATAAGTTTTTAAGACTTTATAAAAATAAACCTGAAGCTCTTAAAATTCAAAAACAACTGGCAGAAATGAATGGGTTTAAATCATATAAAGAGTTTAAAAATTCAGTTGATATGACAAACTTTAAAAAATATGGTGGTTCATTACCAAAGGCTCAGTTTGGATTAGGTAGAGGTCTTAAAGCTATTAATGATCAATTTGGATATAGTAGTTGGGATGAGTTTGAAGATTCTAAAGTAGGGGAATTTATAAATGCAAAAGGACTAAGGAAAGATGGTGAATATGTAATGAATACTGTAGGAGATTATTTTGGATATGAAGAAGATGAAGGTGTAAAGATGGCTTTAGATGCATCTGCTATAGTACACCCTGGTGCAGATTTTGCTAATGCTGGACACCATTATAATAATGAAGAGTACTTAGATGCAGGTCTATATGCAGGTTTTGGAATATTACCATTTACTGCTGGACCATTAGTAAAAGGAACTAAGAAGTATCTTATTAATCCTATTAAGGATGCTGCAGAACGTGTTAGTGCTAAAAGATTTGGGTTATGGGGTAATGCTGGTCAATCAACAACTCATACATATAATCCAGGAACTAAAAGTTGGATAGAGAATAATGCACCTAAAGTACAGGAAAAACTTTTAAAAAATGATGTAAATTTAATTGTTAAAAAAGATTATCTTACAAAGGAAATTACAAAGTTGCAGCAAAAGCTACTAAAAGGACGGAGCAATATTGATGAAATTATAAAAGAAGGAGAAATGTATCCAGGAGAGTTAAAGTTTCATGAAAATATAATAAATGTATATGAAAATAAAATAGCAAATTACACGGGACAACTTAGTAATATTCACCAAGGACCATCTGCTCCCGGAGTGAATGACATATGGAAAACTAATAATACAGAATTAATGACAAACCTTGATAAAGCTAAAGAAATAGATCTAGAAAGAATGATAGGAGATTATAAATGGGATAATAGAAATATAATTAGTAAATACTTTGATACACCTAAGCATCCATTTAATATAAATGCAGATATTCCTGGAGCAAAACCTTGGTGGATAGACTATTAAAAAAATAAATAATAAATAATTAGGAAGTTATATATATTTCTTTATAACTTTGCAACCAAAAACATAATACTATGTCAGAATTAGATCCGTTAGATGATTACAACGGTTTATCAGAATCACAAAAACTACAAGCCGAATACCTTCTTTTAGATAAAGCTTTTAGGAATTCTTTTGATATAATAGTAGGTAAAACTACTTTAAAGTTCATCTTAAAAGAGACAGAAGCGGTTATATTAGCACATGATCCTGAATCACCATTGGATGATGGAAAAAACTGGGACAGTATGCAAAACATGATGGATTACTTCATTGAAGAAGAAGAATATGAGAAGTGTGCAAAAATTAGAGATATTATGAACTTATTTATTAAAGATGCCAACACAGAATATAAAGAAAAATCCTCCTAAAGGATCAATTAGATTTTCAATCAGCTTATCTGATGAACAAAAAAAAGCTAAAACAGAAATATTAAAAACCCCATTTAATTTTTTAGTTGGGAAAGCAGGAAGTGGAAAAACACTATTAGCAGTACAGGTAGCATTAGATCAGTTTTTTAAAAGACAATATAATAAGATTATTATTACAAGACCAACTATATCTACTGAAGATAATGGTTTTCTTCCAGGATCTGAACGTGAAAAAATGGAACCGTGGCTTGTTCCTATACGTTCTAATATGCGTAAAGTATATAATAAACCGGACCTATTAGATAAAATGGAAAAAGAAGAGTCCATTGAATTAGTATCTTTGGCACACTTTAGAGGACGTACCTTTGATAATGCTGTTGTTATAGTAGATGAGTTCCAAAATTTAACTAGGGGTCAATTAGCAATGGCTATTGGTAGACTAGGTAAAGATTCTAAAATAATATTTTGTGGTGACTCATATCAGATAGATCTTAAAGATAAGAACTGGTCAGCATATCATGATATGGCTAAATTAACTAACTCAAAGTATGTATTTAAAGTTCAATTAGAAGATTCTCATAGACATGCGGCAATAGATGAGTTATTAGAATTATTAAACGGTTATCATTAAAAAATTATGGCAGAATATAAATGTAAAGGATGTGGAGAAACCAAAACTCTATATAAAAGATCAATGGTTATGAGAGATGGCAAACTTGTAACAAAACAAGCAGAATGTAAATGTGGTTTATTTATGGAACAAGTTCTAACGGAAGAATATAAAGGAATGCCTGATATTAAAAGAAATGAACTAAATACTGGTCATAATAGTGGTGGTTAAATATTTTTTTTAAACTTATAGTATTTATCTAAACTTTTTTTGTATCTTTGTAGTATAATATTAATTTAAAAACCATAAAGATGGCAAATTCAACTACGGAGAATTCAACTCCTTCAAATGATGAACTAAGTGAAAAAGAAATGCAAGCTAAAAAAGCTGAAATTACTGCTTGGTACAAAGACAATATTAAACACCTTAAGACTCAAAAAGAGTATGAAGAGCTTTTAAGAGATATTGAAAAGTTACGTGCTGAAAGATTACAAGCACAACAATTTATTGCACAGACAATGGCTACTAAACAAGCTGAAGATCAAGCTAAGAAAAGTCAAGCTGGACAAGATTGGAACCCTACTATGGATACAGCACCACCTAATCCTGCAGCACCTGCTAGGAAGTTAAAAAAGGTTCAAGCTGATGGACAATAAATATAGTCTAGAGAGAATTAAAAGGGCAATGAACTTAAGAAGCTACAAGTTTTTTGAGAACGGAGCTTATAATGTAAACATTATTGGAATTAGAAATTCTGCTACTGCAAATAAAGTAACAAATAAATTTGATGATACAATTACTATTTCATATAAAGATGATAAAGGTAATTGGATATATCATGAAATGGATTGTACTACAGACCCAGGTACACATTGGGTTGAGAATTGTATTAATGATGAAAAAGGTGTAGCAATACTTAAACCGGGTCAGTATCCTAAATCACATAAGATTAGGAAACATCAAGGTAGGTATGAAGCATTAGGTCAACAAAACCCAGTAACTGTATATAGAGATAACAACAGAGATGATGTTTATAATTTAAATACAGAAACTACTGATACAGGTTTGTTTGGTATTAATATACATAGAGCTACAAAATATGCAGGAAAAAAATCTACACAAGTAGATAAATGGTCAGCAGGATGTCAAGTAATTGCTAGTAATGATGATTGGACAAAGTTTATGAAAATATGTAAAAAAGCTAGAGATACATGGAGTAATAACTTTACATATACATTATTAGAAAGTAAGGATATACCTTCATCATGGCTCTCGTAAATACTGTAGAAAAAAGAATTAAGATGCAAAAGGATGGTGTTATTAAATATCAAATCATCACCTTTTGCTTTCTTAAGGATTTACAATTAAGTAAATCAGATTTAGAATGTCTTCTTGAACTAGCCAAGAAGGGTTCTATTAATGTTACTAATTTTTGTAAACATATTTCTATTCTTAATATATTTAAAAGCCCTCAATCATGTAGAAATGCTGTGCAAAAGGCTAAAAAGAAAGATCTTATTATAATGGACGGAAAGAATATAATATTAAATCCAGATATGAAAATACAGGTTGATGGTCAAATATTACTAGACTTTAAGATACTTGGTATAGCTGATGAGATTGGAAGATAAAAATGAACACCTAAATCCAAAATCCTATAAGGAATTTTTTAGTATAATAGCTAAAGAATGTGAGGTTCATGAAGACTTAGTAGAAGAATTGGTAAGATTCTTTTATAATGAGGTTAGAAAAAGTTTAGAAGAACTAGAACATACACGTATACTACTTCCTAACCTAGGTACTTTTACATTAAGAAAGGGTAGATTAGATAGGGCAATCAGGAGAAATAAGGATATACTTGGTAATATTGAGAAAACAACCTATACTGGATATGGTAATCATTTACCGGTAAAGGATAAGTTAATTAAAATGGAGAAAGCAATAAAAAGAGTTGAACAAGAAATAACTAATAAAAAAGAATGGAAAAATGAAACTAAATAAACTATTTCAAGGTCTTAAAAATATTGACCATATTGTTGAAGGAATTAAAAATAAAACTTTTAAAAAACCGTGGATAGAAGAAATTGCAAATCATAGATGGCAAATATGTAAAGGATGTGAGCATCTAGATACTATAGGTGGTCAATGTGCGGCACCTGGAACCCAACCATGTTGTGCTGATTGTGGTTGTGGTTTAGGCTTTAAGACAAGAGCATTATCTGCATCATGTCCAAAAAATAAATGGAAAGCACATGTAAGTGCAGAGCAAGAGGCTGAAATTATTAGAAAAATGAATGGTAATCAATAATAAATAAAATGGCTGTAATATTTAAAGAAGATGGTCACATATATGAAAGTTTAAATGAAAACTTGGAAAAAGACCAAATTAATTGGACAAGTGTAACCTCATTTATTAGCAAGTTTAAACCTAAGTTTGATGCTAAAGCAATATCAGAAAAATCATGTAAGAATAAACGTTCTAAATGGTTTGGTCTTAAACCAAAAGAAGTTAGAGATATTTGGAAAAAAGAAAGTGAACGTGCTATTGAACTAGGTAATTGGTACCATGATGAAAGAGAGCAAGGGTTGCTTGATTTTAAGACAATAGAGCGTGAAGGTATAGAAGTACCTATTATAAGACCAATAGTTGATAAGAGCGGTGTTAAAATAGCTCCAGACCAAAAGTTAACTAATGGTGTATACCCAGAACATTTTGCATACTTAAAATCAGCATGTATATGCGGTCAAGCTGATTTAGTAACAATTGTTAATGGTAAAGTAAACATTACTGATTATAAAACCAATAAAGAAATAAAAAAAAAGGGTTTTACAAACTGGGAAGGTGTAACATCTAAAATGTTTAAACCATTATCTCATTTAGATGATTGTCATTTGAGTCATTATAATATACAATTAAGTTTATACATGTATATAATATTAAAACATAATCCTAAACTAAAGCCTGGTAAGCTTATTATTCAACATGTTAAGTTTAAAGAGACAGGTAAAGATAAATATGGGTATCCTATTACAAAATACGTAAATGATGAACCTGTACTAAAAGAATTAAAAATGTATGATCTTCCATATTTAAAGGATGAGGTAAGATCATTAATAATGTGGTTAAAAGAAAATTCATTATGTTAGTAAAATTATTTGATATATCAAACGGTAAGGTTATACCAACAGAGCATTGTTATACTCTAAAATTTTTAAAAGCTATTATGGACAAGTATCCTGATACTCACATATCAGTATATCAATATTTATTTTATATGACATGTCCTGATCCAGACCTCAATCCCTTTTTTAATGTACCAGAAGTAGATAAGGAAGAAATAATATTAGATGAGATAGATATGGAGGAATCATTAGAATGTTCTAAGATAAGATATGCATTAGATAAATGTGCAGAATTATATGAAACTCCAACCTTTAGAGCTTATAGGGGTATTAAATCAATGATAGATAAACTAGCTTTGTATATGGAAAGTACTTCAATTGAGCACGGTAGAGATGGTAATATAAACTCTTTAGTAAGTGCTGCTAAAAACTTTGACTCAATCAGACAATCCTTTAAGGGAGCATATAATGATATGAAAGATGAACAAAAAAGTTCTGTCCGTGGTGGGCAAGGACTTGCATATGATCAACTATAATAACTAATTTAAAATCAATAAAATGACAGAAAAGGTAATTCCAATTGGACATAGAGTCCTAATTAGACAACAAAAAGCAGCAGAAACATATGGTGATTCAGGTATATTTATTCCTGAGAGTCAACAATCACAACAAAATAAAGCAATTGTTATATGTGTTGGAGAAGCTGTACAAGGAATCCAAGAAGGTGATTGTGTACAGTACAGTGAGCATGCTAACCCAGTACCCATGAAACATGATGGAGAAACACATTTACTTATAGAGCAACATGATATATTAGCTATTATTGTAAGTGTATAAAGTTATACCCACATATGATAATGGAACTTGGACAACTACAGAATTTGAATCAATAGAATCTTTTAGGGAATTTATTGATTCAATATTTTCTGAGCCTGGTAAATATAAATTTGATGATACTGCATTGTTATTTAATGAACAAGCAGTCTTATTCAATTCTCAAGGTTTTTATTGTGATAAACCAATGAGGTCAAAAGACTTCATGAAGTATTGGGAAGACCAAAAGAATAAATGTAGACAAGGAGTTATATACAAGAATATAAAAAATACTTGGTATTTAACTAGAGATTATTATATGTGGTTAAATTTTCTTCCTATATATGATAAGGAAGAGAAAGCATACGGTTTTGCTAAAGTGAGAGATGCTCAATATCATATGGCTTTATATGAGATAATGGCTGAGATTAATTATAAACATGTTGCAATACTTAAAAAAAGACAGATAGCATCATCTTATTTTCATATGGGTAAACTAATAAATATGTATTGGTTTGAAGAAGGTGCTGTGTTAAAGATTGGATCATCATTGAAAGATTACATAAATGATAAAGGATCCTGGAAGTTCTTAGATGAGTATCAGACATTTCTAAATGAACATACAGCTTGGTATAGACCATCTAATCCTGGTAAGGTTCTTTTATGGGAACAGAAGATTGAGGTAAGAATAAACAACAGAAAAACACAAAAAGGGCTTAGATCTAAAATACAAGGTTCTTCTTTTGAAAAGAACGCAACAGCTGGAGTAGGGGGACCATGTACTTATTTCTTTCATGAAGAAGCAGGTATTGCACCAAAGATGGGATTAACATATGAATACCTACGTCCTGCAATGTCTTCTGGTATGATGACAACAGGACAGTTTATTGCAGCTGGATCTGTGGGTGATTTAGATCATTGTAAACCACTTAAGAATTTTATACTTAATCCTGAAGCAAATGGTATATTAGGTGTTGAAACAGATCTAATGGATGATAAAGGAACAATTGGTATAGCTGGTTTATTTATACCAGAGCAATGGTCAATGCCACCTTTTATAGATGACTATGGTAATTCTTTAATTGAGGAAGCACTTGAATCAATTAGACAAGAAAGGATAGAATGGAAAAGAGATCTTGAAGCAGAAGCTTTTCAATTAAGGATTTCACAAAAACCAATTGACATTGCTGAAGCATTTGCATATAGAAAAGAATCAATATTTCCACAAAGTTTTTTGTCAAAACAAATTAAAAGAGTTGAAGATAAAGAATATTCATATGAACTTATAAAATTAGAAAGAGACCAAGATGGTATAAAAGCAAGTACAAGTAAAAAATTACCTATAAATGAATTTCCAGTAAATAAAAAAAGAGAAGATAAAACTGGATGTTTAGTTGTATGGGAAAGACCTATTGAAAATCCTGAGTTTGGAACTTACTATGCTTCTATTGACCCTGTCTCAGAAGGAAAAACTACAACATCAGATTCATTATGTTCAATATTTGTGTATAAAAATGCTGTTGAAGTAACAAAAGAAACACAAGATGGTTTAGAAGTTTTTATAGAAGGTGATAAAATTGTTGCATCATGGTGTGGAAGATATGATGACATTAATAAAACACATGAGCAATTAGAATTAATTATTGAATGGTATAGAGCTTGGACACTAGTAGAAAATAATATATCATTATTTATACAACATATGATTGCTAGGAGAAAACAAAAATGGTTAGTACCTAAACAACAGATTGTATTCTTAAAAGATCTTGGTTCTAATAATAATGTATTTCAAGAGTATGGGTGGAAAAATACAGGTAATTTATTTAAGAGTCATTTAATATCTTATGCTATTGAGTTTATAAGAGAAGCAACAGATGAAGAGTTAGATGATAATGGTGAAGTAATGAATGTAACATATGGAGTAGAAAGGATTCCTGACAAAATGTTACTAACGGAAATGCTACAATATTTTCCTGGACTTAACGTGGATAGGCTTGTAGCATTTGCAGCATTAGTTGCTTTTGTTAAGATACAACAAGCAAATAGAGGCTATGCAAAGAGAAAAGAAAGAGATAAGTCTCTTGAACCTTTGGATAACTCAAAGAAATTTAGTAAATTAAGTATAGGACCTTTTAGAAACATAGGTAGAAATAAATTATCAGGAAAACGTAAAAAGAGATCTCCATATAAAAACTTGAAATAATGTATGATTGGGTAACAACAACAACAGTAGACGGAACAGGAGAATTCTCTTTTATTGAGTATATATACATCAGTACTATTATTTATGAAGAACCAACAAAAAAAGATAACTAAAATATGAAAGTACTTAACGCAATGCAATTAAAGAAAGGTGCTAAAACTAAAGGCCCTTCTGTACACGCATCTTTAACACAGCCAATACAATTTGTTTCTGCCAAAGAAAAAGATGAAAACTGGACACAGTGGAACATGGACTGGTTAGAAGTAAGAGGTCTAGATTTTCTTAGAAAAAATGCACGTAAAGTATTAAAGAATTATAAGTTAGCAAAAGGTATAATTGATAAAACTGATTATATTGTTGAGGAAAATAATGAGTATAGAGATTTACTTGAGGTTCTTACGCAAGAAGATGATTCTGCATTAGAGTTAAAGTTTTACCCTATTATACCAAATGTTGTAAATGTACTTACGGGTGAGTTTACTAAAAGGTTTCATAAAGTACAATTTAGAGCAGTTGATGATACTTCATATAATGAAATGCTTGAAGAAAAAAGAGCATTAATAGAAGAAAACTTATTGACAGATGCATATAATAACTTGATGATGGAAATGATCAATCAAGGTGCAGATCCTGAATCAGAAGAAGTACAAGAACAATTATCTACAGAAAATTTAAAAACACTTCCTGAAATAGAAGATTTCTTTTCTAAAGATTATAGAAGTTTAGTTGAAGAATGGGCAACCCATCAGTTAAATGTTGATGAAGAAAGATTTAAAATGAATGAGTTAGAGGAAAGAGGTTTCCGTGACATGCTTATTTGTGATAGAGAATTTTGGCATTTTAGAATGATGGAAGATGATTATGATGTTGAATTATGGAATCCAGCTTTAACATTTTATCAAAAATCTCCTGACTCAAGATATATAGCTGATTCAAACTTTGTTGGTAAATGTGATATGATGACTGTAGCAGATGTAATTGATAAATATGGTTATCTTATGAATGAAGATCAGCTTTATTCTATGAACCAAATACATCCTGCTGCAAATGCTAGATATATGGTAGGAGGAATGCAGAATGATGGCTCATATTATGATTCAACAAAATCACACGCTTGGAATACAGAACAACCTAGTTTAGCATATAGACAGTTTATGAGTAACTGGGATGCTAATCCTGGAGGTGGTGGAGATATTGTAAATTGGATCTTAGGTGAAGGTGATGATATAAATACTTGGGGTGATGGAGATATGTTAAGAGTTACAACAGCATATTGGAAAACACAAAGAAAAATAGGCCACTTAACAAGAATTACTTTAGAAGGAGATATTATACAAGAAATAATTGATGAAGGTTATAAAATAACAGAAAAACCAATTTATAATACTAAATTATTCAAAGAAAAAACAAAAGATAATCTTATAGAAGGAGAACATATTGACTGGATATGGATTAATGAAGTTTGGGGTGGTGTAAAAATTGGACCAAATGCACCTACATCATGGAGAACAGAAACATCTGATGAATTAAATCCTTTATATTTAGGTATTAATCAACGTGAAGTAGGTAGAGTACAGTACCAGTTTAAAGGTGATACTTCATTATATGGTTGTAAACTACCTGTAGAAGGTAGAGTATTTTCTGATAGAAATACAAGATCTACTTCACTTATAGATTTAATGAAACCATATCAAATTGGATATAATATGGTTAATAACCAAATAGCAGACATTCTAGTAGATGAGTTAGGTACTGTTATTATGTTTGATCAAAATGCATTACCACGTCACTCAATGGGTGAAGATTGGGGTAAGAATAATTTAGCTAAAGCATATGTAGCAATGAAAGATTTTGGTATGATGCCATTAGATACTTCTATTACTAATACAGAAAATGCTACTAACTTTAATCATTATCAAACATTAAACTTAGAACAAACAAATAGATTAATGTCTAGAATACAATTAGCTAATCATTTTAAAACACAAGCTTTTGAATCTATTGGTATTAATCAACAAAGAATGGGTTCACCTATTGATCAACATGCTACAGCAACTGGTATTACACAGGCTATGCAACAATCATATGCTCAAACTGAACAATACTTTGTTAATCATTCAGATTACTTAATGCCAAGAGTTCATTCAATGAGAACTGATTTAGCCCAATATTATAATTCTACTAAACCATCATTAAGATTATCATACATGTCTTCTGAAGCTGAAAAAGTTAACTTCACAATAAATGGTACAGATTTATTAATGAGAGATTTTAATATTTTTTGCACAACTAAAACTAATCATAGAAATACATTAGAGCAGTTAAAACAAATGGCACTTACAAATAATACTACTGGTGCTACAATTTATGATCTTGGGAATGTTATAAAAGCAGATTCAATTGCAGAAGTTACTGATATTCTTAAAGATGCTCAAACTAGAACAGAAAAAGAAAAACAAGAGCAAATGCAACAACAACAACAAATGCAAGATCAGCAGATTCAAGCACAAGCTGAGGAATCAGAAAAACAAAGAGCATTTGAAAAAGAAAAAGCAGAACAAGAAATTCAGAAAGACATTACTGTTGCTGAGATAAGATCAGCTAGTTATGGAGGTGGTGTTGATATTAACCAAAATCAACAAAATGACTTCCAAGATGCAATGCAGGATATACGTGAAAGAGATCAGTATAGAGAGCAAATGAATCTTAAAAGAGAACAGTCTGCAACAGATAATGCTAATAACCAATCTAAACTTGAAATAGAAAGAGAAAAATTATCTAATCAGAGACAAATAGCAGACACAAATCTACAGATAGCTAGGGAAAATAAAAATCAGTACGATGCAAAAAGTAATGCTAAAAAGAAAGATGACAAGAAGAAAAAGTAATCTTAGCTATATACTGCAGAATATTTACAAGTAACTATCAAATTTATAAGGTTTATTCTAAAAATCTTAGTATATTATATATGTAATAACCAATAATTTAAAACCAAAAGATATGTCAGAAAAAAAAAATATGGAACAAACAGAGGTAAAAAAGAATGTAGACGTTAACTTGGATGAGATCTTTAAGGGAGCTCCAGGTGCTGATTCTATTACATTACCTGAAGAGAACAGTTCCAAAAAACCCAGTTTGTTCTCAAGACCAGAAAATGTAGACTTATCATTTATTGATGAAGAAACTACTAAAGAAACTACTGAAGAAGTAACTGAAGAAGTAACTACTGAACCAGTTGTTGCAGTAGAAAAAACTGAAACAAAAGAGGTAGTATCTAAAGATGAAATAGATGACATACTGAATGAAGGTATGGAATTAGCAGAATCAGAAGATGAAAAATCAACTGCTAAAGGAAGAAAGAGAATTGAAGGAATGTCAGATGTCTTTAAAAAGATGATTGATAATGAAGAAATTATTCCTTTTGATGATGACAAAGATTTAGATGAGTATACTGCTAAGGATTGGAAAGAGCTTATTAAAGCTAATATTGATGAAAGAGGTAATAAGGTAAGGAGAGAAACACCTAAACAATTTTTTGATAGTTTACCTAATGAGTTACAAACTGCTGCAAAATATGTAGCTGACGGTGGTCAAGATTTAAAAGGATTATTTTCTGCATTAGCATCAGTTGAAGAAACAAGAGAGTTAGATATAAATAGTGAACAAGGTCAATCACATATAATAAGAGAATATTTATCTGCAACAGGTTATGGATCTGCAGAAGATATTCAAGAAGAAATAGAAATTTGGAAAGATTTAGGTAAGCTTAAGAAACAAGCTTCTAAGTTTAAACCAAAGTTAGATAAGATGTCAGAAGCAGTTGTTGCTAGAAAACTTCAAGAACAAGAGATGAAGCAAGCACAACAACGTAAAGCATCTGAGGATTATATGCAAAATGTATATAATACACTTAAAGAAGGTAAATTAGGTGATATGAAAGTTAATAAAAAAACTCAATCATTATTATATAACGGTTTAGTTAATCCATCATATCCATCTATATCAGGACAAAACACAAACTTACTAGGTCATTTACTAGAAAAATATCAATTTGTTGAACCTAATTATAATCTAGTATCTGAAGCATTGTGGTTACTAGCTGATCCAAAAGGTTATAAAGATCAAATAATGACAAAGGGAGAAAACAAAGCTGTTGAGAAAACTGTAAGAAAACTCAAATCAGCACAATCTAGTAGAAATGCATCTTCTACAGGAGTAGAACAAAGAGAAACTAGAACTACTAAGAAGAGAACATTACCTAGAGGTAACAATATATTTAAAAGATTTTAAAAGAAGAACAACAACAATAATTATTAATTAACTAAAAAAAGTGAAAAAATGGCAACACCAGTTTTAAACAACGGTCTCTTCCTTAGAGACACAAATTATGAAGCTAGTTCCCATATAGATTCGTACCACTTAACTAATATGCTTGGTAACGCAGAGCCAATGGACATGGGTCCAGTGGATTTGTGGGCAATGACGCAAAAGGTAGAAATGCCTTTGTATCAAATGGCATCTTTTGGTGGTAAGAATACTATAATGGTTGACAATGCAAGAGGAGAATACAAGTGGCAAACACCTGTATCACAAGAACTACCTGTATCTATGGGTAAGCAAGATGCTATAACAGATACTGCAGGTGATTCAAGAGGGGTTGATGGAGCAATTTTCAAGATTAAATTATCTCGTAGAGAGTTTGGTCATGGAGACATCATAACTTATGACAAGTACAATGGATTAGAACTTTATGTTACTGCTGATGATATTATTCAGATTGGTGACGGATGGGTTTACTCTGTTCAACTTGTAAACAATTCATCAGGAACAGGACTTAAAGATGTATACCTTAAAATGGGTACTAAATTCTTTAGAAAAGGTTCTGCAAGAGGTGAGTATGGAGAAAGATTTTCTGACATTCAAGTAGGAAATGGTTTCCGTGAATTCTACAACTTTGTAGGAGGAGCAGAAGCACACGTTCATTATTCTATATCTTCTAGAGCAGACTTAATGCTTAAAGGAGGAATGAATGCTGACGGTACAGTTCCTGTAACTGAGATTTGGAGAAACTTTGATACTAATGTTGATCCGTCAATTTCTTCTATTGAAGACATTGCATCAATCATGGGTAAAGACTATGTTAAACGTGCATTTGATAATGGTACTCTTTCTAGAACGTTCTTAACTTCTATGGAAGCAGCTCACTTATCTAAAATTGCAAGTGACATTGAAACTTACTTAATGTGGGGTCACGGTGGTAGAGTTAGACAAGACGGTCCAGATGATATTAGATTATCAGTTGGTCTTTGGAAACAATTAGACAACTCATATAAGCGTGTATACAACAAGACTGCATTTAGTTTAGATATGTTCAAAAATGAACTATATAACTTCTATGTAGGAAAAGTTGACTTTGATGGACCAGATCCAAAACGTCAATTAGTTGTACAAACAGGTATTGGAGGTATGCAATTAGTTAATGCTGCAATTGCTGCAGAAGCTAATGGTGCTAACGGTATGATTACAAACGCTGATAACATTGGAGCTATTACAGGTTCAGGAATGGATCTAGGATTTGGATTTGCTTACACAAGCTACATAATTCCATTCTTAGCTAATGTTAAGTTTGTATTAAACCCAGCATTTGATAACTTACATACTAATGATATTGAGAATCCTTTAGTAGATGGTAGACCTTTATCTTCTTACAGCTTCATCATTTTTGATGTAACTGACGAAGGTAATGATAACATCCACTTATTGAAACTATCTTGGGATAACCAATTAAAATGGTTCTACCAAAATGGTACAATGGACTATATGGGAAGAACTCAAGGTTTTGCTTCATCAGGTCAATTTAATGGCTACAGAGTAATGATGACTCAAACAATGCCAGCAGTATGGGTGAAAGATCCAACTAAGGTTCTTAAAATTGTAATGAAGAATCCAGTAACAGGAGGTTCATTCTAATAGTAATATGAGAGAAGGAGGAGCCTAGTGCTCCTCCCTATTTCTTTTAAACCAATTAATAATTAAACCAATAAATTTAAAGTATGAGCACTACAGAAACAAAAAGTAATAGTAGAGGATTCAATAAGGATCTTACTATAGTAGAAAAATATCAACAGGATAAAAATCAATCTGTTGCAATACGTCCTTATTTTGATGATCAAAATGAAAATATGGGATTAGAAAAATATAACATGACATTATTTGATGGTGTATTCCATCATGAAAGTTTAGCATGTTTAGAACAAAATGGTATAAAAAGATATGTGACTGGACTAAATGAGTTTGCTCCATCTGTAAAAAAACTACCAGCAGACAAAAGAGCTGCAAAAATTAAAGAAATTAGAAAAGTAGTTGCACAGTTAGAAGCAGAATTAGCAACTAATGTTATTGATCCAGAAGATGCAGATTTTTGGAATAAGGTTCAAGTATTAAGACCAGACAATGGAGAATTTTGGGATAAGATTTCAATTAAAGTTGGAAATGAACCATTATTTTTAGATCCGGCAATTGATCCTTATGACTTAATAAAAATATATTCAATTGAAGCGGGAGGTTTTTCAATAGTAGCAAGAGATCTTGAAGCATGTAAACTAAATCAAAATGTAAGATTTTATTTAGATAGAGTAAAAGACAGTGTTGATACACGTACAAAAGTATCAAAAGTAAGAAACAGAGCTTTAGCATCATTACAGAATTTATATGATACTGATACAACAAAGTTACTATTTACAACTAAAGTAGTTGATGGTAATAGTACACAGTATACAAAAGGTACACCAATAGATATATTATATGAAAATATGGATAAGTACATAAATGGTAATGGTATAGAGAAATCAAAAAAGAAAGCAGCAGAGCATTTTTTAAATACATCTAATGAAAGCATGCAAGATCTTAAAATAAGAGCTATGATAAAAGATTCTATTAGTCATAACTATATTTTGTCAAAAGCTGACGGATTTTTCTATGATGATTTTGCAAAAGTAAAAATAGGTAAAAGACCAGGGGAGATTTTAGAGTTTATGAAGAACCCTGTAAATGATGAAACATTAACCCACTATCTTGATAGGATAGAAGAATTTTGGAATGAGTAATTATGAATGTAGGCACTATTCAAATAAAATTTAGACAAAGGTTAAATAAGTTAGCTAGTAATGACTATGATAATATAGAATGCTGGCAAATTGTTGAAGCTTTTAATAAAGCACAAATTGAATGGTGTAGAAGACAGCTACATGGTACTAATGCAATGAAAGAAGGAGATGAGATGTCAAAGAGACGTATTGATGATCTTCAGATCCTTCTTACAACGCAAACATTAGTTGGTACTGCATTTAATGATCATTTCCAATCAAATAATTGGCCAACTAATTATTTAGAGTATAAGAGAGTTAGTACTGAAGCTACAAATGAATGTTGTGAAGATCCTAGGTCAATGACGGTTTATTTAGCAGAGGAAGCTAATATTGATTTATTAATGAGAGATGAGTTAAAAAGACCTGACTTTGATTGGGGTGAGACTTATTGTACTCTTACTAATGATTCAGTAAAAATATTTAGAAGAGATTTTAATGTAATTAATCCTTCTCTTACTTTTTATAGAAAGCCAAGAAATATAGAAATAATAGGATGTGTTGATCCATATACGGAAACCACATCTTTAGCAGATGTTGCTCCAGAATTTAAAGATGATATTGTTGAAGTAATTATTGATGATGCTGTTGCAATTGTAGCAGGAGACATTGATGCTGTAAATCAAGCAATTAGAGGAGCACAATCTGCAGAAAAAAATAATTAAAGACTTGTTTAATTTAAATAAAAGTCTTATATTATAATTGGGTGTACCACGAAGGTACGCATTGTATGTTAATTAAAAAAAGTCCTTTGAATAAAATAGGAGGCAATAAAAGAAATGAGTTATTTTAATCACGCTTACAAAAAGGCCATGCTTGCGCAAGGTTCTGCTTGGAAAGCCGCAGCTGCTTCTACAGCTACATTGACTGCTGGAGAGATGGGTGTTGTTGATGCATGTACGTATCAAACATTAGCACCAACTGCAGCAACAACTTACGCTGGAGACATTATGATTGTCCAGGGTAATTACAATCAAACTGATACATTAGGTAATAACCCTCTTCATGGTGGTTATTCTGAAAGTATCAAATCTAAAATTATTAAGCCTCAATACATTACAAAGCTTTGGTCTTCATGCTGTAATGACGCAAAATGTCCAACAATTACATTAACAATTCCAGATGACTGTTATGATTGTGATCCTTCAAATGCACTAGTTGCAGGTTCTGATGGAACAGGACATCCTCAAATCCGTATAGATATTAAAGGTTGTGAGGTAATGAAAGCTTTAAACAGAAATGCTTACTTTGTAGCAGACATGTCTGGATGTTGTCCAGCTGGTGGATACTACACAGGTGCTTCTGTAGCTTCAGCTTGGGCTGACGCAATTAATAGAGATGCTTCTAATATGGCAGACTTTATTACTGCTGTAGCAACAACTAATACATTAAAGATTACTTTATGTCCTGAAGAAACAGTATTTGACTGTTGTTCATTTGACACTAGAGATTCTTATGAGTATGAAACACTTGACTTAGGTGTATCATTATTAACTTCTGAAGGAGATCCTTGTGCTAGTACTTGTGTTACTTACGGTACTACTCTTGACGGAACTGCTGCAGGAGTTGCTGCTGGTACTGCATTCCCTAACATTACAGCTTGGATTACAAGAACTCCTGCTGAAACATTAGGAGAGTCAGTATTAAGAGAAATCATCTGTGATGGACGTTACAGACAAGATGGTGGATGGAATCAAGGTAATAAAGATTCTGCAAGATTTAGAGAAATTGAAGGTGGAGCTTTATTATGTGCTGAATTCCCAGTTACTACTACTGCAGGAAAAGGAAGACGTGCAACATACAGATGGTTCTATGTTCAGCACACTGTGCCTAGATTCAACAACCCAACTGGAGTATTTGATAATGATCAATACGTAGTTGCTGTTGCTGTTCCATGTGGTAATACTGATTTAATTGCAGCTACTGAAATTATTTGGGATAATCTTGCATTAACTGCAACTAATCTTACTAAAGATGATTACGCATACAATTGTGATGGATCTGGTAGAGGAGGTTCTGCAGGTTGTACGCAAAGCTAGTAGTCTTAGTATATAGCTAACACTCAAAAAAAAGGGGGAGACATTAAGTTCTCCTCCTTTTTTGTTTTTTATATCTATTTTATTTTGTATATTATTAATACATAGTAATCTAACAATATAACATGGCAGCCAAACACATATTAAGTCTTGAAGTACTAGATGTAGCTAACTCTGAAATTCTAGTAATAAAAGATACAAGTCAGTACTCAGATAACCTAGGAACAGATTGTGGTGATTTAGCAATAACTCCTCCCGGATGGAATGCACCTTCACAAATAGAAGTTAAGCCAGGTTTTGATTTATCAATAACGGGATGTGCATTAAAATTACAAACAACAACATGTAATTCAGAAAGAACCAATTTACAAGATGGAGTATATATTATTAGATATGGTATAGCACCTAGTGATAAAGTATATGTAGAATATAATCACTTAAGAACTACAGCTATAATGAAATTATATTATGAAAAATTATGTAAACTAGATATAGATAAGTGTAGTCCATCATCTGATAGAGATGGTGTACTTAGACAGATGTATGATATTAGAACTCTTATTGACGCAGCAAAATCACAAGTTGAATACTGTGGTAGTCCTGCAAAAGGAATGGAGTTATATAATTATGCAAAAAGAAAACTAGAAAAGATCAATTGTAATATTTGTTAAACCAATAAAACCAAAAAAACTATGAGTAATCAAACAAACACCTGTGCACATTGTGGAACTGCTTTTTCATGCGGCTGTCAAAAGATAGCTGGTATTGATGGAAAAATGGTTCATAAAACATGTAAGGCAGATTATGATATAAAAATCACAACAAAAGATAAAAAGTAAAAAATGCCAATCACTCCATTTAATAGTTTAAGAAATCCGTATAGTGTTAGTCAAACATATTTAAATGGATTAGGAAATACTGTTACTACAGGTAACGGTTATGCTGTCATAGTTAGATTAGTTGATGTTACGTCTATGAGATGGACACCAGATAATCCTGGTCAAGTTGGAACTAGTTGGTCATATGTTCAAAATATAAATGAATTTAATGTACCACCATGGGCAACAGTTCCAACTCCCAATTACCTAGGAGGATCTGGTATTGCGATGGAAGGAAGTGGAGGTTGGTCAAATGTACTATTTGAATGTGACGCAGCCCTAAATGGGGGTCAACCTACCCATGCTTCATATACCGCATTTTTTAGTCAAGATGATTATCTTAATTCTGACATGGCTGCAAGTGCTCCTAATCCACAAATGTGGGAAGTAGGAAAACAAATGACTTATACTTTTGATTCAGAAGATCCAACCTGGTTACCAATAGCAAATGGGGCATTTAGAGCAAATTTTTCATTTACTTTTGAAATTATTGAAGTTGTAGATGAAGCAACATATAATAATGGTGCTGGGGTTCCATCAGGTCCTTTAATTACTCAAGCAACATATGGAGATATTCCTGTAGGTACTATTACGGCTATGCCAGGAGATCCTAATTGTAATGGATGTACAGATTTATATTATAATATTGGTGTAACAACAAGACAAAATCACCCAATTAATAGTAAACCAGGAAACTATTTATCACATGCTGGTCCTTATATACCTTCAGGCCCAAGTGTAAATATGACTACTAATTCAATTAATGATCCATTTAGTATTCCTTTTAGTTATCCTTTTACAGTACTAGCTGTACCTACTGCAGGTGCAACACCCACTACTGCTTTAATGCATACTGCAGTTAATAATGGTATGACTCCCGGATGGTATTTAGGAAGTTTATTTACTATTTGTAAAAATACATGTTTATCATGTAGGGATCCTTATGCATTAAATTATGACAAGTCAACGTCACCTGTTTGGGATGTAAACTTTTCTTCTCTTCCAGTTGGTAATGCTAGTGCTGCTATGTTTCAGTATGTTGTTGCCAACATTGGAAATCCTCAAAGAGATTGTGTTGGACAGTATCAATTTCCTTATGACTCAAACAATGATTGGAATTATGACCCAAAAGATGTTGATTGCTGTTTATATGAACCTGAAGGTGGATCAGGAAGCGGTTGTGATCCTGAAAATCCAAGATGTGGTTGTATGGATCCTAATGCTGCAAACTTTTGTGCTACTTGTACTGAAGATTGTATTAATGTAACATCTGGTTCAGATATATCATGTTGTGAATATTATCATATGTGGGAAATATGTGGAGCACATGGTGCCTATGTTCCATCATATAATATGGGAATTAATGGTTTTGAAGGTGTAATAGCAACTCCTCCTTATCCTGTTTTATTTAATCTTACAGGTAACAATTCTAACTCAGGGAATATATCCCAAGTAAATAGTCCTGACACTAATCAAGAGTTTTTGGATTATGTTGAAGCTTTTCAAGGTGCTCCTGTGGGAGGATTACAAATTGGTGATAGAATACAGATGAGAAGTATGGGTATGCCTAGTGATTGGTGGTGTTTAGAATATAAAGGTCCTCAACCTAACAATGCAGCCTTCTATGATAATTTAGCAGGTGGTACAGGAACAAATAGTTCTCAACATTGGAGATCTCATGATTGGTGGAATACTCCTCCTGCTACAACAGGTACTCTGGATCTACTAATGGATCCTGATTGCTTTACATGTACTAATCCTGAACTAGCTAATCCTAGTTATAGAGAATATACAGTCTGTGATGGTCCTCATGCTGGTGAAATTATAAATGTTATAAATAGTTGGGCAACTGATCCTGTTGATCATTTTATGAACACTGATCCTGGTAATCCAAATTTTTGGTTGTTTAGTAATGAGATTGGTTTAGTAAAACCAAACATGAGTTGTACAACTTGTCAAAGTGGTGTTGCATGGATGTTACTTGGAGAAACATTAGAAGTTACATTTTCTGGAGTAAAATACTGTTTAGAATACACTGGTGGTGGTACTAGTCCAAGAGGAACAGATACTGGAGGATGGATAGAAGGTATAGGTGCAGGAACAGATAATTTTATTAAAATTGATCCACAAGATCCTTCAGATCTTCAAGATATATGGGATAACTGTAATGATTGTAATATTAATATTATAGAACCTTGTATTCCAATTTGTACAGATCCTAGTTCATCCAATTATAATCCTGGACCATACTCAATAAATGAATGTGATTGTAATGGTAATTCTCTACCGTCTAATCAAGCTGCTGGTTGGAATGATTGTTGTGGACCAGATCCATGTGATGGTAATTGTAATGATCCAATAGCAAATAATTATGATCCAGATGCAACAGGATGTTGTGGATCAGGTTTAGGTATAGGAGCACCTATTAGCGAAAATACAGCAGGAAACTGTGATGATTCAGATACTATTGTTACAGGTCAGCATTCAACTTCAACTTTTCATCAATATTTAAGTACACAAGCAAATGGTTTAACATCTATAGATGTAGATACTATTCAATATGAAAATATGGATTCTGTTTGGTTTGGTGCACCAACACCTCCAGGCACATGTGTAGGGCCTAATGGTGGATATATGACATCATTTAGTTTAAGTGATGGATATATACCACATTCTTCAATTCAAGCAGATATAAATCCTGGTTCTCCAGGTACAGTATATACTACATGGGATGCATTAATAACTCAATGTATAACTACTGGTGTTACAGGAGTAACTACACAAACAACATTTGATGAATTAAATATTCTTTTAACAGCATGGAATCCTAATGGTGCTGGTATACCTGTAGAAATTACTCCACCTACAAATGTATTTTGTCAATGTGAATATGCATCTTATACTCAAAACAATGATTGTTGTACATACAACTGGACTTGTTCTTCAGATGTTCCTGCATTTGCACAACAATGGCCGGTACAAGATTCAAACTCATCAAGAAGTAATGTAAAAACTCAATATAATAAGAAATTTGGTTTAACCATTAGTGATATAAATCCAAGACCAGAATCTACATTTAACCACATTAATGATACTGGTTATGTATTCCCAGGAACAGCATATTTAAATACACCTTTAAGACTTAGTAATTTTAGAAATTTAGGATTACACTTTAATAGTAATGAAGGAAGTCAAGGATGGGGAGGTGGTAAACAACCTAAATTAACGTATACTAATATTTATCCTGAAGAATGGGGTTATGCATATAGCTTTATGCAGGCTATAACAGATGGAACAATTATTAATGGTGATACTATAGATCTTACTCAAGCTTATTATAAAGTAAAGACTAATATGATTAGTCTAGAAGGAAACTTTCTTAATAAAAAAGCTAAGGTTATAACAACCACTATACCAGGAGGAACTGCAGCAACTGGATTATATTATCATATTATACCTGCTGGAAGTATTACAATACCTCAACAATTTCAAAGTGTATTTCCTACTGTTGCTGGTATTAAGTTTAATACATGGAAATCATTTTATAAAGAATTATTAAATTATAACTTACCAGCATCAGCTACTACATGGGAATCAGTTTCTAATTGGATAGTTGATAAGGTAAAGAATGCTCCTGGATTAAGTGATGTTGCACACAAAGCTGCTCCAGAATTTGCTAGAGAAAGTATTCAATGGATGGTAAGTGCAACAAGTGGATGTTTATGTTATGAAGATCCGTCAGGTTCATACGCTACTCAAACAGAATGTCAAACTACACTTACAAATCCAGATGATAATTCACAAAACTGTTGTGCATGTGTATATGGTTGTACTGATCCTACTGCATACAACTATAACCCATTAGCCTCTTGTGATGATGGAAGTTGTTTAGATTGTGAGCCTTTTATTATTAAACAATGCAACTTTAATGTTTATTATCTGGCATATCAATGTTCTACAATTGAATCAAGTGACTGTTGGATGACACCGCAAACTTGTAATTATTCTCAAGCTCTTCTTACTTCTTGGGGAATGCAAAATTATGGTGATGTTATAACATTTAATTACAATCCAAACTATGATCCAATTCCAGGAACAAATCCAATGCCAGCCACATCTCCTGGTACATATTGCTGGCAATGGATAGATCCTAATGATACTGATTATTTAAATTGGTTAAATCTAGGTAATACTCTTGGACCATACACTGTACCTCAACAATGGTCAATAGAAGCTAATCATGCTCCCGGTTTAAATTTAAGTCTTACACCTTATGACAATACATCATATGAAACAACATGTTCATTCTGTGGAAATACTGAAGGTTGTACTGACCCATTAGCACTTAACTATGACCCATCAGCTAATATTGATAATGGTTCATGTATATACTGTGTTTACGGTTGTACGGATGCTACTACAGAAGCTAATGGTTTTCCTGATATAAACGGTTATGATAATACTGCTGTTTATGATTGTGATGCGTCAACTACAGTACCAACATCAGGTGCTTTATGTCCATATCCTTGTACTAATGGTTATGAAAATAGTAATTATAATCCTTGTGCAACTTGTGATGATGGAACATGTGAACAACCTGAGTTTCATAAATGGTCTGCATGTAGTGGAGATCCAGCGGGTGAGTTTACATTAGTTGCACCTGGTGCTACAAATACAGATATTTTTGCACAAGACTGGTTTTGGCAAAATGTAGGTTCTCCCGTTGTAGGACAAACAATAAATACTATAGATGGAACTGGAAAAACATGTTATGAATACAAAGGTACTTCTGCCACATCTGTAGGTTCTCCAGGTTTTGCTATGCCACAAATGAGTTTATGGGAATTTGATGAAATATGGAATACTGATTGTACATCATGTACATGTATTTATGGTTGTACAGATCCTACAATGTGTAATTATGACGCTACAGCTACTTGTGATGATGGCTCATGTTGTAATGAAACAGGTTGTTTAGATCCAATAGCATTTAACTATTGTGCTACATGTTGCTGTGAAGGACCTTGTGAAGCTGTTAAAAAAGGATGTATGGATTCTGAAGCAAATAATTACGATCCTACAGCTAATACACCATGTCAAAGTTGTTGTGATTATACAGTTTATGGATGTACAGATATAAATGCAATTAACTTTGATCCAACTGCAACAATAAATGCAACATCTGCTACAGATCCAACAGACCCATGTAAATATTTAGATCAATGTAAAAGAGCTCCAAGAGAGTTTGGTTCTGATCCTACTAAAAAGTTAAACATTGAATGTGAATTTGCAAGTGATGTATACAAAGAATATAGAAAAGAAAGATACGGTTTATCAAACTATTGTGGTTCTGATTTACCAGATCATCTTCATGAAAAACAATTATGTGATTGGGAAGATACTAAAAGACCTGCTTATTTAAGTTCAACAATAGAAGTCTTAGCTACATATGAATATCCTATTGTAGAAGGTGAACCTGATTGGTTAGATCCAGCTAGACCGGCTTGGACAATCAAAAACTGTGGTTTAGTATCAGATGTAGATATAGATATTTACTTTATGTATGATTGTACATCAATGGGTATTGCTGCAATTCAACAACAAAGAAATGCTGCAGATGATTGGATTAATGGATTTGCTGAACCATTTGCAGGTGAAGTATATCATGTACTAGTAGCTGGAGAAAGATGGGTAGATTGGGCAACAACAATATTTACAGGAGAATGGAATAATGCTGGAACATGTGGAGGTAAAGATTCATTTTGTGTAGTAAATAGTGTTCCTGCTGATTACGGATCTTGTCTTAATACTGGTAGAGCAGATGCTGTGGCTCCAACAGACATGAGTGTTATTAGTAAATTTTGGGCTCCAATGGCTTGGGGTAATATAAATAATAAAGCTTGGTATTCTTCTGCACCTTTAGGATATGACAATGGTACTATAACACATTTTGGTTATCCACCAGCTCTTACAAAAAGAGAAGTATTAGGAGTATTTTTTGCTGATGAATCAGCTACTGGTACTGGAACTGGTTCTGATGCACAACCTTATCATGTACAAGGATGTACTCCTAATGGTTGTATAGCAACATGGCCTCAAGCTACTGATGGTACAGGTACTAATGCTGCTGATTCAGTATTAACAGAATGTTTTAAAGCTGATTATGATAAGTACATAGAAAAATATAAAATGCACTTAGCAAAAGGACCATTACATAAAGCAACAATGGTGATTTATCCTGCTAAACCATTAGTAGCACCACACCCTGCACATCGTGGATTTCCATTACATGCATTAGCTGCAGTAGATAGTGGTAATAATGATCCTAAAGATGGAAGATATGCTACAGGTACAAGACCTAATAATTCACTTGTTGATTTAATAAACATTGAAACAGGTAATCCATATTGGGATACCACTAATCCAAATCAACCATCTTCCCATACATATGGATATGGGGGATTAGATAATTATGGATGGCGTGCTAATGTGGGATCAGGAACATTTAATTCTAGTTTATTTAAAGCTGATCTTGAAAAATATTGGGATCCTAATAAGTTAAAATGTGGTGGTTCAGAATGTATTTTAGTTAATGTAGTAAATCAAAACAATGTAGCAATTCCTGATTATTCTATTTATGTTGATGGAGGTTTTAAAGGTAAAACAGATGAGTTTGGTAGATTACAATTCCAAATAGAAAATGCTGCTGCAAAAACAAATCATATAATTAATTTTTGTTTATGTCTTGAAACAAAAGGTAACTGTAGACAACAACAAATAAAAATAGTAGTAAATGAGGAATGTGCTCCTGAGTGTTGTGTAGATCCAACAGGAGTATCATGTGAAACTTATATAGCACCGACGCAAGTATTTGAAGGCTGTACTGATCCAAATGCAAGTAACTATAATACTATGGCTACAGTAGATGATGGAAGCTGTTTATATTGTGATCCAGAAATTACTATTTATGAAACACATATTAATGCAAGTGCGGCTGGTGTAAATGATGGAAGTATTACTGCAGGTGTATCCAGTGGTACTTTACCTTATACTTATTCTTGGACAGGACCAAGCGGTTATACTGCAAGTACTGCTGTAATTACTAATTTAGCTGGAGGTATATACAACCTAACAGTAACAGATGATAGAAATTGTACTGCTATAATAATAGTTAATTTAGATCAACCACCTTTAATATATGGTTGTATGGATAATACATATGGATTATGGCCTAATATAAATGGAGTTAATCAAATTGGTGCAGTATGTTCATATCCATGTACTGATGATGGAACATTAACAGGTGCCCCAAAAGGTTATAAATATTTCTGTTTTAATCCTGATGCAACAGATCCTGACACATGTTGTGAAGCAGGTTGTACAGACCCTAATGCTGTAACAGGTCCACAAGGATATTGTGCATCATGTACACATGATTGTAATATGGAACCAATAGGCACAAATAATCCAGGATGGGATAGTTGTTGTGATTTATGTGTAAATGGTTGTATGGATCCTATAGCTGGTAACTATGATCCTAATGCTACATGTGATGATGGAAATTGTGTGTATTATTGGGAATGTGATGAAGCTGCTTATGATATAAATGAAATAATACAATATAACTATACACTTTCTAATATTAATAATACAGGTATTTATGTAGATACATCATGTTCAGCTGGTTTTTGTGATATAAACGGTTTCTATTTTGCACTTGCAGATTATTATTCTACAGCAGGAAATACAGGTTTAATTCCTGCACAAGAAGTAACTGCTGTAGCAAACACTACAGGAAATAGTAATTTTGGTTCGTTCTCATCTTGGAATGCATGTCCATTAACTGTATTACTACCTAATTTTCCTGAAGCAGAAAACAATCCACTATTGACTTTAACAGGTTTTACTACAGAAAATACATATGGTCCTACAGGATCTGCTAGTTGTTATGCACAATTACAAATTGCACAGTTTGGAGCAAATTATATATTTCCTACATGGGGTCACTATGTTAATTGGCATAATGGGGCAGGTGGGCCTAACCAAACTTGTGCGGGAAGTCAAATAAATATGATACTTGGTGGTCAAGACTATAGTTATGTTGTTGATGCACACTATACTGTAAATTCATCAGGTGATATGTATAGTCCTGATCCAGAAGATAATTGGGTATATTATAAATCTCGTGAACCTCAGTGTACAGGATATAATGATTGTGAATGTAATAGAGTACTTACTGAAGCAGATAATGATGGGATGCCTGGAACTCATCCAACTGAACAACAATGTGACGATGCTATTAACTGTTGTGGAGAACAACCGGTAGAAATAGGTGGTTGTATTGATAATGGATATGTAGACCAACATGCTGATTTTGGAACATGGGGTGCATTAACAATAGCTGATTGGTGGACAAATGGATTAAATGCAGTCGGTTTATCTTACAGTCAAGAAACACCATGTGCTAATGGTATAGTAGCTCATGAACTTGTTATTAACGGAGGGGCAGGAACAGTTGGTACTGGAGTACCAAACAATTATCAATATGGTGTACCAGCATTAAACTATGATCCTCTAGCTACTTATGATGATGGATCATGTTGTTATTGTACTGGTTGTATGGAGCCTTCAGATCTAAATTATGAAGAAGGGGCATGTTTTAGTGATATAGACTTATGTGTTGGATCAGAACCACCACCGACGTTAGGATGTATGGATCCAGCTGCTTTAACATATGATATTAATGCTAATACACATCTACCGACTGCATGTACATATGCAGGTTGTATGGATGCAGCGGCTACTAATTTTATGACTTTTGAAGTCAATGGTTTAGTAACATATGAATGGGCTGGAAATCCTGGATACAATTATAATTCTACAGATATAGTGGCTAGTTGTACTAGCTGTTGTGCAGCACCACCTGCTTATTTTGAATGTACAGCAATTCCATTTAGTAATCCATGTTTTGATGGATCTGGGGCAATAGGTCATTCACTTACTAATACTAGTGGAAATGGAGGTGATTTTTCTAGTAGGCACGAATTAAGTAGATCTTATCAGTTAACTCAATTTACTAATTCATGTCAAACTATGAGTTATTCTATGTCAGATTGGGATGATGCTCAAAGTGCTGTATATGCTTGGTCAAATGCTGCAAGTGGAAGTGTTGAAGAGTATGCTAATGATTGGTTTTTCTGGTACGCAACAAATAATACTTTTGGATGTGCGTGGAGTAGTGCTCAAATAAATACAGTGTATACTAATATGAATTATCAGTCACCAATTGGCACAAGTGGTTTTAATATTGGTAGTGGTTCATCAGGAAGTATGGTTCAAAAATCACATGCCAAACCAATGATAATTTCAGCAATGGCAATATACGACTCAGATAGTAATGGTCAAGGACAATTATGGTATAGAGATTATAATACTTCTACACTAAGTTGGGGAGAACTAAGATCTGAACTGATAAATACTTATGGTTTTGATGGGACAAGTGGAAAACCAGATATTACTGGTTTAGATGCAAGACAGGTAGAAGATTTACTAAGTGCAAATAGTACTAATTGGGAACAAATTTGGGTTGGATTTTGTAGTGCAGCATGTACGTTAGATGTTCATAATGTTTGTCTACCTTCCCCTGTTGGTACAATGTATTCATCATGTGCAGCTTGTGAATCTGGTACTGGATGTGATTGTGGCGGATGTTAGTAAAGAATAATAAAGTAAATAATTGTATAAGATATAAATCTTTTGTATATTATACTATAAAGAATAAAGTATATGCTTCCTATAAATAAGAAAAGTGGTCCATGTGACCCAATATCTTCAAACTGTGTAATTTGGCAAGGTCCAGATCTACCATGTGTAGATATTTGTAATGGAGACAGCATTAGTGCTGTTATAGCAGGATTATGTGATCAACTTGTGATTCTACAAAATGGGAGTGGAGATGGAATACACATAGATCAAATCAATCAAACAACTTTAAATGGTGGCCCTGCAACTACAGAAACAGAGTTAATCCAATTAATAATAAACAATATAAGTAACTCAGGAGGATCAGGTTCAGGAAGCGGTTCAATATGGTCTTGTAAAGAGACATATGAGTGTACTCTAGGTGTTCCAGACTGTTTAACAAGTATAACAAATGATTTATCTAATCCTGATAGTCTTGAAGATATTCTTATCTATTTAATGAATGAGCATTGTAGTGGGATACAACATAGAAATGCATTAACTAACTCAATACAAAAAGCAGTTACTGATGTAGCTGCTGTGAAAGCACAACCAAAAGGAGATCCAAATCCAACATTACAATCAGTTTATGTAGATAAAGGTAATACTGCTCAACAACCTATTGCGGTTGTATTAAATAAAGTAGAGGTAGCATATGGACATACTGCAGATGCTGTAGGTACTGATGTAAATGTATCAAGTGCATTAGCAGTTACACCAACTAATGCTTTACCTTTAGATCAACCAATTACAAAAAGAACCGGTTTTGTCCCAGCTTTAGATCAAAACCCAACAAGCCTTGCTCAATCACTTGCAACAGCAATGAGATTAATTGCTGATTTAAGAGGTGCTGTAGAAAAATTACAAATAGATTCTGGAACAAATGGTATACTTAGCAGGATGGTTGATATAAATACATTCTATGCACTTGGTTCAAGTTGTGTTCAAGCAGTTACAAATGCAGGAACATCTTCAAACTGTGTTGATTTATGGAATGAAACAGGTGTTCAGTTTGATACATCTGTTAGAGCATATAGCGCACCTGTTGGTGAAAGTAGTTATGAACTTACAACAAATAGTTGGCATGCAGTATGCCCAGGTACAGCACTAGTAGCACAGTATTTAGGTGGAGCATCTGGAACAAACACAGCTCCTTTCTGGTCTACACCAACAACTGGATGTGCACCTTAAAATTTAAAATAAAAAAAAATGGCTACAAATACATCTAACGGAAACTGTTGCTCATCTTGTGGGCAAACAAGCTGTAATAATTTAACATGTGGGTGTGGTGATCATTCATTAAGTACACCTTGTAACTACACAGGTAGAAATTGTAAAGATGGTAATCATGAAAAATGTGAAGAAGTATATTGTGAGAATTGTGTAGCTAATTGTGAAAGTAAGTTAGAATTTGAAATATCAAGTACTACAAGTTTTATAATTGAAAAAGGAGAAAGATTATCTGCAACATTACAGAAGTTAGTTCAATATATTATTAATCCAGCATGTGTTACATCAAATAATGAGATATTAAATATCATGCCAGGAACTGTAGATAGTTCAAGTATTCAAATAACGTGGGATTTAATTGGAGCAAGTAATTCAGCTTCAGCATTACAAGTAAGAGTTAAAATACCAACAGCAGCTGGTTGGACAAATATAACTCCAACATTACCTACTACATCAACATCATATACAATAATAGGATTACAACCAAATACAGAATATATGTTTAGTGTATTAGGTGTAGGAACAAGTTGTACATCAGCATCTATTTTTGTTACTACAAATCCATAATAATAAAACAAGAAAGTGATGGTTTATTGGTTTTCCAAAACTTAATTGTCAGAGACCTGGGGTTAACACCGGGTCTCTTTTTTTTTTATATTAAATATTTTTTATATATTTGTCCAAAAAAATAACTAAAAATAATTTATGGACTCATTAATTGAAAGAATCAAAGCATCCTTTAAGTGGAAAAAAAACTCTGAATACTGTGCAGAAAAATTAGAAATTACAGTAGATGATTATGACAAACTAAAAGATTATGTCAGATCACAAGAATTACTAGAAAACTCATCAACATCATATGAGTATAATTTAGAAAAAGGTGAAGCAAAAATGGAGACAGTAAGTTCTTCTGAACCTAAATCACCTGAAGAAATAATTGATATATTAAACATAGATATAACACAATGGAAATTATCTAGCTATTGGAATAAGCAAATGGGTGATCATTGGAGAGTATCAGCAATGGTTACAAGATTAAAAGATAATGAAGTAGATAATGTTGCTGAGTTATTAAAAGGTTTTAAACCAAAAAAATATAAAGAAGTAAAAAGAATTAAAACTCCAGGTAGAACAAAGACAGCTGGAGTTTT